AGACTGTGGAGACAGCGCCCAGTGTCTTCACCGAGGAAACGGTGGAGCGCGAATACTATGGCGATGTGCTGGAGTGGGGCCGACAGCTGCAGGCAGGGGATGGAGTGAACGACAATGTCACGTTCCAGAACCGGCTGAGCATCGTGGCAGACCCTTTTGCCCACGAGAATTTCGGCTCCATGCGATACGCCGAATTTGGCGGCGTGAAATGGAAGGTGACGGACGTGAAAGTACAGTACCCGCGCCTCATCCTGACATTCGGAGGGATATACCATGAGTGAGCAGAGACTGAGGCTGGACGGCATTCTCCGGAGGGTGCTGCAAGAAACTGTCGGAGAAATACATCTGTACTATCAGCCGCCCGCCAACCTGAAAATGCAGTACCCCTGCATCCGATACGATTTGAACCGCATCCGCAATGTACACGCTAACGGCCACGTCTATCTCCAGCACCCTTCCTACACGGTGACGGTGATAACCAAGACCCCGGACAGCGACCTCACAGCGGCCGTGTCACGCCTCGACCAGTGCAGACACGACCGCCCTTATATTGCGGACAATTTATACCACGACGTGTTCACTATTACCGTCTGAAAAACAAAAAAGGAGGAACAAGACCTATGAGCAAACTGGAATGGGATAAGACCGGCGAGCGCCTGTATCATCTGGGCGTTGACCACGGCGTCGTTTTCCCGATGGTGAAGGGTAAGTATACCACCGGCGCACCCTGGAACGGCCTGACCGCTGTGAACGAGAGTCCCGACGGCGCAGACCCCAACGACATCTACGCCGACAACATCAAGTACGCGTCCATCCGCTCGGCAGAGAACTTCAAGTACACCCTCGAGGCACTGACCTATCCGCCCGAGTTCGAGCAGTGTGATGGCTCTGTCGAGGTGGCAAAGGGCGTGAGCATCGGTCAGCAGAAGCGCTGCCCCTTCGGTCTGAGCTACCGCACCCGCATCGGTGCAGACGACGACCCCGAGAAGGGCTACATCGTCCATCTGGTATGGAACAGCACCGCTTCGCCCTCGGACAAGAGCCACGAGACCGTGAACGAGAATCCGGACGCCGAGACCTTCAGCTGGGAGTGCGACACCACCCCGACTCAGGTGACTGGCTACAAGCCCACTGCCCACATGACCATCAACTCCACCCTCATCGAGGCTGCAAAGCTCAAGCTGCTGGAGGACAAGATCTACGGCACCGAGAACAGTGAGAGCACCCTGCCCACTCCGGACGAGGTCATCAAGCTGCTGGGCGGCGTTATCGAGGCAGCTTCCCCTAACGTGGGAGTCTGATAGGAAAGGACGATTCGAATGATCAAGAAAGTAATTCCGTACACCGACTTTGACGGCAATCCGCGCGTCGAAGAGTTCTGGTTCAATCTGACCAAAGCCGAGATGATGGACCTTGGCCTGAGCAAGGACGGCGGCTACGACAAGTACATGGAGCAGCTGATGCACAGCACCAAGGTGGGTGAGGCCATCGAGGTGTTCAAGAAGATCCTGCTGCTGGCTTACGGCAAGAAGAGCCTCGACGGCCGCAAGTTCGAGAAGAGCCCTGAGATCACCGCAGACTTTGTGGCGACTCAGGCTTACTCCGACCTCTACGTGGAACTGGCAATCGACCCGGACAAGGCCGCAGAGTTCATGAACGGTGTGATGGGCGCAGACGTCCGCAAGATGGTGGCCGAGAACGAGGCCAAGGCGAAGGCCGCCGAAGTTTCCGCCGCTGTGGCCGCAAACAACGCCCCGGCGCTGGCCGTGGCGGACCCGCAGTAAAACCTCTCAGTCTCGCTTCGCTCGACAGCTCCCCTAATAGGGGCAACGATTTCGACTGCCGCCAGCGGCGGAAGCAAGGAGAAATTGTTGGGGCAGCGGTCAGCAGGATGCGAACGAATGTGAGCAGACGTTGGGAACCGCAACCCGGGTGCGAAGCACCTTTGGCATATCGGGCCACTCTAAGCGGGATGAGAGAAGCCCAATAGGGCGTAAACGGCAGTGCGCTGCTACAGAGGGCAGGTTTCATAGAAACCTTATCTTGAAAGTGGAGCACTGTCGATTGCAAAACGAAGAACCCATATCAACTAAAAAACAAGCCTGACCGTCACGCCAGAGCCTCTCCTTTTGGGAGAGGTGGCTGCGCAGCAGACGGAGAGGGCTATGACAGGGAGAGTGACGAGATGCTGACCATCCAGATACCCGGTGAAGAATACTGGGATGCTGACCGGGAGGAATTCATCTGCCGGAAGGCCACAACGCTGGCGCTGGAGCACTCGCTGCTCTCTCTGTCTAAATGGGAAAGCAAGTGGCACGTGCCGTTTCTCGACGCAAAAAACGGGCTGACCCCGGAGCAGATGCAGGACTATGTGCGCTGCATGACCCTGAACAAAGGGGTCCCAGACGAAGCATACCGCCATCTGACGCAAGAGAACTGCACGGCTATTTATACATATATGAACGACCCGATGACCGCAACATGGTTCCGGGAAGACGAGAATACAAACAAAGCCGGACCCCGCTCAGGAAAAAGCACCGTAAGTGCTGTGACGAGCGAGGTCCTGTATTATGACATGGTGGAGCTGGGCATCCCGTTCGAGTGCGAAAAGTGGCATCTGAACCGGCTGCTGACCCTCATCCGTGTCTGCAATGAAAAGCACAAGCCGCCCAAGAAGGTATCGAAGAGCGAACAGGCGGCCCAGAGAAAGGCGCTGAACGCCAAGAGAAAGAAAGAGCTTGGGACGAGAGGATAGCCGCTCTTTGTCTGAGCTGGACGAACAGAGTTCAATAGGGCGCGAAGGGGCTGGCACTGCTACAGAGAGAAGGTGGGTTCGTGTCCAAAGTTATTCTGTTCCGGCAGAAAGGCAGCTTCAAGAAGACGGAGCGCTTCCTGAAAGGTGTCAGCGCCGGGAGACTGGACGCTGTGCTGGCGGGATACGGTCAGAAAGGCGTGGAAGCGCTGGCGGCGGCAACGCCCAAGAAGACCGGAAAGACGGCTGCCAGCTGGAGCTACCGGGTGGAAAAGGGCAAAGACAGCATCGCCATCATCTGGTCGAACTCGAACATCGTGGACGGAACGCCCATCGCCGTTATCCTGCAATACGGACACGGCACGAGAAACGGAGGGTACGTGGAAGGAGTTGACTACATCAACCCCGCCATGCGCCCTATTTTTGACGAGATAGCCAAGAGAGCATGGGAGGAGGTAAGGCGGGAGTGAGCCAGGAGATAGACCAGCGTGTGGTCGAAATGCGGTTTGACAACGCGCAGTTCGAGAAAAACAGCCGGGACACCATGCGGACGCTGGACAAGCTGAAAGAGAAGCTCAGCTTCAAAGGCGCGGCAAAGGGTCTCGAACAGGTGCAGGCCGCCAGCGAGAACGTGGACTTTTCCGGCATGGAGAAGGGTCTGGACACGGTTCAGGCCAAGTTCAGCGCACTGGACGTCATCGCCTTTATGGCCTTGCAGCGCATCACGGACAAGGTGATAAGCACCGGCGAGCAGATGGTAAAAAGCCTGTCGGTGGACCAGATCACCAGTGGATGGGACAAGTATAACGAGAAAACTTCCAACGTCCAGACCATCATGAACGCCACCGGCAAGAGCATCGACCAGGTGAACGGCTACCTGAACAAGCTGATGTGGTACTCGGACGAGACGAGCTACAGTTTCAACGAGATGACCAGTGCGCTTTCGCAGATGACGGCGGCGGGCGGCAAGATCGACAAGATGATACCCATGATCATGGGCATCGCAAACGCCACGGCGGATGCGGGCAAGGTGGGCTTTGCGTTCCAGAGCACCATCCGAAACCTGATCCAGAGCTACAGCGCCGGGCATTTGCAGTTACAGGACTGGAAGAGCCTGAACCTGATGGGTACGGCGACGAAAGCCCTGAAACAGGAGCTTATCGACACTGCGGTGGAGCTGGGTGTCATCAAAGAAGGCGAAGTGACCATCGCCAGTTTTGAGTCGAGCTTGCAGAAGAAGTGGGCCAACACAAAGGTCATGGAAAAGACCTTCGCAAAGTATGCTTCCATGATGGAAGCGGCCTATGAGCTGACCCAGAAGAACCCGGGCATGACCAGCTCGGAGGCGCTGGAACAGCTGAAGGGACAGTACGGGGAGCTGGCGGAACGCGCCGCTCTCGCCGCCCAGCAGGCAACCAGCTTCGGGCAGACCATCGACTCGACGAAAGACGCTGTCAGTTCAAAATGGATGTCCGTGTTCGAGACGATCTTCGGCAACAAGGAAGAGGCTACCGACACATGGACGGAGCTGGCGAACCGGCTGTACGACATCTTTGTGCCGCCCATCGAAGCACTGAACGATCGGATGAAAGAGGGCCTTGACAGCGGCTGGCAGCAGATGCGGGACGCTTTCGGCGACCAGGCAGACGCCTATACGACGGTGCTGGAAAAGCTGGCGCTGGCAAAAGGCGCCGTGACCGAAGAGGCCATCGAGGAAGAGGGAAGCTTTGCGAAAGCTTTGCAGAAAGGCAAAGTGAACGCCGAACTCCTGACGACCAGTCTCAGTGACACCATCAAGACCTATGCAGAGCTGCTGGAAACGATGGATGAAGGCGACCCGAGATACCCTTACATCCAGAAGGACTACGAAGCCTTTCTGAAGCTCAACGATGCGGTAGCGGACGGCAGTCTCGACCTTGAGCAGTATGCGGAAGGGCTGACGGAGGTGTCAGGCCGGGAGCATCTCTTCAACAGCCTGTGGAACATCATGGACGCCATCGGGAAGGTCACAGGCTCTGTCCACGAAGCCTTCACCGAGATATTCCCACCCACCAGCGGAGAGCAGATACACTCCATCGCCGAAGGGCTGGACGTGATGACCAAAAAGCTCATCATCACGGATGAGAGTGCGGCGAACCTGAAGCAGACATTCAAGGGCATCTTTGCAGTGGTGAAGGTGCCTCTGACCGCCATGACGACGCTGGCAAAGACCGGGGCAAGGGCTTTTGGCGTACTGGTGGACGTCCTGCGACCGGTTGGAGCAGTGTTGCTGAAAGTGGCAGGAAACATGGGGAGCTTTGTGTCCGAGATGCAGAGCACCCTGCTGGGAAGCGGGACGCTCAGCGAGAAGCTGGAAGCCATCGCGAAGAGCGCCAAGAAGCTGCTGGACCCGCTGACCACGTTGGGCGACGTGCTGAAAAAGAGCATCGGCGAGAAACTGAGCGAAGCGAGGAAGGAAATTTCAAAATGGGCCGACAGCCTGCCGGACGGAGTGCGCGAGGGGGTCTACACCCTGCTGGGCATTCTGGAAGGACTGGGTGCCGGCACCCTGACCGTGTCCGGTGTCGTGGGTGGAGCGCTGAGCGACCTGAAGAAAAGTGCGAACAAAGCAATCGGCACTGTGGCCGACCTTATCACCGGGCAGAGCAAGAACCTGAACGGGTATAAGGACGTGCTGACGAGCCTGCCTGCCATCGTGGGGGCTGCAGTGGGCGCCTTTGCTGAGGAGTTCAAGGGCGCTGCCGGGAACGTGGAGAGCGCGGCGTCCAGAGTCTACGAGCCGATGAAGGCCTTTTTCAAGGCACTGAAAGACGGATTCGACTCCATCAGCGGGACGGATATTTACCGATTCCTGAGCCTTCTGGACGTGGGGCTGCTCTCCTACGCCATCGCACAGTTCGCCAAGGCCATGAACAGCCTGCGGAAGATGCTGGCAACTCCCCTGTCGAAGATGCTGGACAGCATTTCGGGAAGCTTCAACGCGCTGACGGGGGCTCTGAAAACATGGCAGAAGCAGGAGAGCACCAGGATCCTCAC